GCGAAGTTCGACGGTATTGTCGCCGAACTTCTTCGCCAAGCCCTTGACGGAGTCGGCAAGAAATCGAAGTTGGTCTTCGGAGGGAATAATGCCAGCGTTCAATTGAATAGTGCCCTTGAATGCGCGAGGCGCGGCCTTCTCCTCGACCCCTTTGCTTAAGGCAATGACCTCCTGTTGAAGCGCAGCGAGCTTGCGTCGACGTTGCGTCGGAGGCAGGTCGGAGTTTTTTACGGCCTCAATGGATTTCTCGAGAGCGGCAAGACGGTCGACGTCAGCCTTTGCAGCTTCACCGGCGGCCTTCTGTACAGGCTTCGTGGCGATGTCAATGCTGGTTCCCGGCTCTGCGCCGCGTCTCACGTTGTCTGCAACGGCGTTGACAACGACGGACTGCGCCTGGCGGGTCTTGATTTCGGTCTTGACGCCGGCGATGAGCTTGTCTTGAAACGCAATCGCTGAAGCCTTCTCCGCCTCATCCATTGCCGGGTGCGCTGCGATTTCAGCGACCTTTGCGTCGTACTGAGCCATCGCCTGGGCAAGGCCCTCGTCGGTGACGGCCTTGAGGTAACTGCCGACCTCTTGCTTTGAAGGGGCCTTGAAGTTCGGGGGCGTGACAAGGTGGGCGAAGTCGGAGCCAGAGAGTTTTTCTAGGAGAGGTGCCAGCTCGGCGTCGGCCTTCCTCATGGCGCTCTTGAGGGCAAAGCCTTTCTTCGCGGCCTGTGCTGCATCTCTCTCCGCCTTGACGAGGTAAGCCTTCATTAACGGAATGCCCTCGCCCTTTCCAAGGGCGGCGATGACGTTTTGCTGAATCTGCGACGCCTCTGCGCGGACTTCTGCGAGGCGGGCTTCGGCCCCCTTGGTCTTCTTCTTCGAGAGGTCGATGCTTTCCTGAGCCAGCGAATGGAGGCGTTCAAGATAGCTGGGAACACTCTCGACGACAGAGCCAGCTTCCGGCGCACGTTCCAAGGCAATCGTCGGCGCGGCTTCGTCGAGCGCGTCAACGGCGTCACCAATGTTTGGGTCGTTGAGTGCGGCTCTGGCCGGGGGAACGCTTTGAACAGGGGCGGGCGGCGCCTCGTCGACGAGAGGCTTTGCGGCTTCGAAGGGGGCCGGCGTATAGTCGATGGGCTTCACTGCGTCCTCAACGACGGGCGCTGCAGCCTCCTGGACGGCCTCACTGGGCAGCGGTGCCTCAGTCGGCGCAATGGCCTTGACGAAGTCGTCGACGGGCGAGGAGGGGGCAACGACTGCGTCAGTGGAGGGTCTGACGGGGGCGGCCTGGGCCTCTTCCAGAATAGGCTTCGCCGCTTCGTCAATGACGGGCCTGGCCGCTTCAGCGACTTGCTCAAGGGGTAAGGCGTTGACGTCGACGCCGAGATTATTGGCGAACGCCTGGCGAATGGCATCGGTCGGCGCGTTCTCGACAAGAGGCTTTGCCTCGACAACAGGAGCCGACGGGATTTCACCACCTTGCGACACGGCTTTGGCTTTGCCGGGCAACGCCCAGTCAAGCCCGGCCTGCAATGGGTCAACGACAGGTGAGGCAATGCGATTCAACGCCTTTCTAAAGTTTCCAGACTTCTCGAGCTTGGCCGCCGCATCCGTCTTTGACTCGGCGTTGAGCCATTCCAGAGGGTTAAGCATTGAGATAAACGCTGCCTGCTCAGGGGTGGCGCCGGCCTCCAATGCCCGGTCTTCGACGCTGGGCGTGAGCTTGTCGAAGTAGGCGCCAGCGACCGGCAGCTTACCCAGCGTTCTTTCGACGAGGTTATCCTGCTTCTGGCCTTGACGGTTCGTCGCAATCGTCCGCGCAAGGTCGTTGAACCCGCTGTCTTCCGTCGCGTGCGCAATGCGAGTCTTCGACAGGTCAGAGAAGATGTCTTGATTGGTCGGGTTGACGCCGGTGAACAGCTCTTTGACCTTGTCAATACCCTGCCCGACGAGAGTCTTTGAGAAGTCGCCGGTGGGCGCTCTGAGTCCGGTGTCGACGATGTCGCCAACGATGGGAATGGACTTGACGCTCTTCTGGAAGTCGGAGCCGCGGTAAAGTTCACTGCCCTTGCGAAGCGCCCCGATGTCACGAGTCAACGCACCTTCGCCGCCTACTGCGTCGTAAGAGGCTGCCGCAAAGGTGCCGGCTGGGCGAAAGAACGAGCCCAGATTGTCGAAGAAGGTCCCCAGTGCACCGCTCTCCGGCTGTTGCATTGACGCGGCAGCGTTCTCGAGCTGGTCGCGAGGAAAGTCTTTGACGTGCGCATTGCTGCGCCCTGAGTTGTCCTTTGCACGGCCCTTGCCGGCAGTGTGACCGATTGCGTTGAAGAAGTCGCCTAATCCCATGCCGGCATCGTATCACCGGCGAACGTCTTTGGTTTAGGCGATGGGTGAGCCGCCGCCGTATCGACGCACAGGGTTGAAAGGGTAAGGGTTGGTCGGCACCGAGGGTTGCTGGATGCGGCGAATCAGTTCATCGAGCAAAGACGGCGGAGGCGCATACTGCATATCCTGGCCCTTCGTTGTGCCGGAAGGTTGATACATGTCTCTGGTAGTTCCGGCGGGCTGGTAACGAGGGTCAATGACGTTTCCTTGAGCGTCAACGAGCACGGGGTCGTGAGCGCCGCGGAAGTTGGCATAGCCGGCACGGCCCTGGCGATAGTTTTCGGCGGAGTCGGGCCTCATTGCCGCGCCAGCGCCTGCGCGAAGAAGGTTCGCTGACACGTCATTGCTGGGCGCCTGGCCGTTCATCGACTTTTTCTTCGCCGGATGAACGCCCGGGTTTCCGTATTGAGCCTTGAGAATCTTGCCGCCCAGCTCCTGCTGAACCGCTGCCAGTTCGCCGTCACTCAAGCCCGACTGCTGTGCAATGGCAAGGATTTGCTCATCGCTGGCGCCGGCGGCTCTGGCCTGGGCAATGCCCTGAGAAATCTTCGACTGGACTTCGGGGTGAATCATTGAACCGTCAATGGTCCTCTGCGCAAGCTTCTCTGCCTGTGCGCCGGGGGTCATATTGCCCGTCATTAAGTCGGCCTTGGCTTGCCTTGACTCACGCCCCGAGCGACCGCTCTGCTGGCCCAAGTCCTGATACTTGCTGGTGATGGCGCGGGCAATGGGGTCGCTCAATGTCCAGGCTTCAAAGGGCACGTCAGCGCCATTTTCCTTGACGAAGTTCTTGTATTCGCCATACAGCTCCTTGGTGTAGGCCTGGCGCTGCTTGTCGTCGCCACCATAGAGCCTCTGTTGAGCCTTCAGCGGGTCGTCTTTACCGGAACCCCTGCTGCCCTTCATTGACGCGGCGTTGACTCGTCCTTGCGCATTGATGTTTGCGACGTCGAGCTGTTGCTGACGGTTCTTCTCATTCTCACTGATTTGCAGGCGTTGAGCAGGCGTCGTCTGGTTGTATTCGGCGCTCTGGAAATCACTCCAAGCAGGCGCGTCGCCGGCAAGGCCCAAGTCGTTGACGCGCTGAGAGAACGCGCCATTGAGATAGTTCCCTGCCGTCGGCACCGCAATCTCTTTGCCATTGATAACGCCACGCGACGCGACCGGCCCTGCGCTCTGCGTCGCCGCCACGGGGTTATAGGGAAGTCGTTGCCCAGGCGCTGCACCGTCGCCGCTGGTGGCGTCGATAGGGCTTTGCTTGAACAACTCCGTCGCCAGAGCTTCTTTGGTGCGCCAAGGAAGGTTCATTGAGTTCGCTGTGTGCTGCGCCAGCTCGGCGCGCAAGGCAGCGGAGCGGTCGTAGGGGTTGTTCAGCATCGCGCTTTGAACGGCGTCGCCAATCATTGACGGCAACGAGTTGGAACGCACCCAGTTATTCATGCGTTTCTCACGCTGAATGTCAGTGTCTGAGCCAGTATAGACCTGCTCGGGCGACGGGAAGTTGTTGAATTTCGAAGGCATTTCCTTTTCTCCTTACGACGGCCAGTAGAACATTGAAGAGGGCGATGAGAAGTTGCTGCCGCTCGCCGGCGCGTTGTAGAAGCTTGCCGTGGGTGCGCTGCCGAAGCCCTGCATTGTCAAGCCGCTGCCAGCCGCTGCTGCCTTGCTGCCGGCGCCACCCAATGCGCTCTGCGTTGACTGAGACGCCGTCGGATACTTCGACTGGGCGCTGCCGTCGCCGGTATACGTCGACTTACCCCAGGTCGATTCGCCGCTGCCGTTCCACAGGTTGTTGTAATTGTCTTTCATCTTCTTGGTGTCGGCCTCGCCTAAGTCAAAGCCGAAGCCGCCGCCTGCAGCGCCTCCACCAACGCCGCTTCCTTGACCGCTGTAATAGCGTTGGTTCTGAGCCAGGGCCTGCTCGCGTTGAAACTGCAACGCCTGAGAGTCGTGCTGGCGCTGATAGTCGAGCTGTTGCTGAGCCAGTGACTGCTGTTGCTGAGCCCGCGCCTGCTCGGCGGCGAGTTGTTGACTGGCGAGCTGGGCCTGTTGAGAGAGCGAAGCCTGTTGATACTGAGTCTGAGCCAGGAGTTGCTGGCGCTGGGCCTCGGCCTGCTGTTGGGCGCTGAGCTGTGAGAGGGTGAACTGATTCTTGTTGTTGTCCAGGCCGGCGAGAGTCGACGTCACTCCTTGTTTCACGTTGTCTCTGGCGTTGCGCAAATCAAGCTCAGTCTGCGCTCTCTGCGCGTTGAGTCGGTCATAGACAGGCGCTGACAATTCCTGGAAATACTGCGCTGCAAGGCCGCCGGTGGGCAAGACGCCATTGGCCGCAAGAGAACGCGTTTGCTGCCGGTTGAGCTGTTGGTCGGCCACCTTGCGCTGCGCGTCGTAGGCGCCGTTGGCCTGCGACGAAATCTCAGCGTCACTCTGTTGTGCTCGCTGCATCAACGCCGCCAGCATCTCGGTAAGGCGAGGGTCTTCCTTGTATTGCTGCAATGCCGCGGCGACAGTGGGCGTCGAAAGCTGCGTGATGAGGGAAGACAATGAAGAGGCGCTGGAGTTGACGCCGGGCGCCGACGACACGGCCGACGTCAGAGTCGCCGAAGGGTTCGACGCCTGAGTCGTTCCGGGAATGATGGGATTGAACTGCATAGTCGGAGAGAAGGAGATGGCCATGCGTTGAGTCTACTCCGAATCTTCGTTTCTGTTTCCTCGGTAGGCGTGTTCAATCCTCACCAAGCAGTCTTTGGAGAGTTCAAAGAGTCGTTCGTTGGCCTGCTTCGCGTCTTGCCTGAGCCAGTGCATTGCGAGTACGAAGAATCCGCCATTGGCTCCAATCTCAAGGATTTTAGTCGTTGACGGGTCAGCGCCCATATCTTGGGCGAAGCTGGGCGCATACCACGCCAGGACAATAAGAATCGCTTTGAACATTTTTCCTCACAGGCCGTCGATTTTGAACTCGAACTCACGCAGATTGTCGCTTCGACTAACCCACGAACCGCTAATGTTTTTGATTCTATAGTATCGCCAGGTAAAGGTGTTGACGCTCAATGACGTCAGCGGCAAATAGTCATAGCCGCTTCCTGGCAAGCCGCCGCCGCCCGGATTCGAGGTCAGGCCGCCGCTGGCGTCAAAGGCAAACGTCGAGCCAATCGGTGACCAGGTGACGTCGTTGTTGCTGCCCTCCCATTGCCATGTTCCCAGGTTGTGGACGCCGACGAGGCCTTGGTAACAACGGGCTTCGGTGATGAACACTGGAACGCCGAAGTCAAACTTCAGCCAGATTCCAGCCGGCGTTGCGTTCGTCGGCAAGTAGACGTCTTCGCCAGCGTAAACGGCATTAACGAGAGACGACGTCGGGTCGCCGGCAAAGACACCGCCGCCGCTGTTGGTCACAGTGATTAAGGCGCTGCGGTCACCATAGCCGCCGGTGTTGGCATAACTCGGCGAAGCACCAGGGTCGGGTGCGCCGCCGCCACCAAGGAAATAAATTTGCTCTTGCAGTGAATCCAGCTGGGCCTGGATGGCCGCGCAGTCACAATCGCCGCCTACTCCCTCTGCCCATTTGCAACGACGAGACGACGAAACGTCAGCGGTTAAGACCTGGGTGGCCGTCGTCGGGAACGGCAATTGCAGCCAGTCCTGAACGCCGAGGTATAAAGCCTTGACGAAGTCATTGCGTTCCTGCGAACCGAAGTCGGGCATACCGAAGGGAATGTCGCGGTTCACTCGGCGATGGGCCTTTCGCGGATTCCGACGAAGCGAAGGCGAAGAGTGCTCGACGACTGCGCTTCGAGTCGAATCCTGCGCTCTTTGTAGACCGGCACGTTGCGGTCGGCGTAGACCCAGCCAGGGCCGTGCGCGACGCCAATCGTCGCCTCTTTCCACGCCTCACCGCTGCCGTCGCGATACTTCAGTTTGACGGTCCAGTCGCCGACTCCGTCGACGTAAAGGTCGAGGAGCTGCTTCGTGACCGACGGCGTTTCGTCGAGGCCGAAGTTAGCCGTCTCAATGGAGCAAGGGAAGGGCTGTGCATCGCCATCGGCGTCGTCGTCGCCGTAAAGCGTTGAATCATACTTTGCGAGCAGTTCTGAGGCGGCTACGACAACGCATCCGAAAGGTGGGCGGTTTCTTGGAATCGTCAACGAGTCGGTATTGGGCCCGGCGTTGACTGCGCGCATCAAACCCTTCGTCGAGTCGGCGTGGACGTAAGTGCCAATCCATTGATTTCTCCCCATTGAAAAAAGGAACGTGATGTTGTCAACGCCTGGCGTCACTGCCTGGTCAACGAGCGGCGTCACGCAAAGACAGTCAATGAGCGGGTCGTAGAACAAGCTGAAATAAATGGCGTCGCCGTAGGCGCTGAGTTGTTCATGGATGGGCTCGTCGATGCGCTGAAGGCCATTGCCGAGCAAGAAGATTTGAGGACCAGGCGCCAGATAGGCAATGCGGTCGCGGCATCTGGCGACGGAAGTCGCTGCCGGGCCGGCGACGGGCGGCGCAGTGAGCAAGGTGAATTTCGCTGACTCAATCGGCGCGCCCTGAATCGAATACATTCCAAGCGTTCCAAACACGTAGGAAACGCTCTCTTGTGAGTAGCAGCCGACGATGCCTTCGCCGATGTCTGGCATGTGGTAGGTATAGTTGAGAACCGGGTAGGTATAGGCGTCGGCATACGTTGACCAAACTAGCGTATTCTTCTGGACGATGGCAACGGAGTCACCGTGAGAGAAGGGACAGCCGACGATTCCGCCTCCGCCTTCGAATTCGATTTGAACACCGGTCTGGTCGAGGATTGGCTGCGACGTCACGCCCATGCCTGGAAACGAGAACAAGAGGCGTTTGTCGATGGCGGTGGGGTTCGTTGACGTTCCAACGGTCACGGCGGCGTTCTTGAATTCGCTGTTCCAGTCGGCCTCGGGAATGACGCCGGAGATGTCGATGCCTGCGTCAGCGGCAATCTCAGTGATGGCGCCCTTGTAGAGCATCGACTCTTCAGTGACTGCGTAAATATAATGCTTCGAGTCCGTCGCCTGATACGTCGAGTGAAGCATTGAAATGCGCTTCGGGTAGGCCTTGACGAGATTCAGACCAAACCTCGGACGCCACGAACCGTCAAGTTCCTGGACGAGGTTAGAAATCCACGGAGATGCCTGGGGTGCGGCCTGGAACAATTGCAGACCGGCCTGGCCGAGGCGCGAAACCATGAGGCCTTGAAGACTCAAAGAACCATGCCTCCCCAGTCCGTCGAGATTTCTCTGCGCACGTCTTTCTGGTGTTGGTCACCGAGGAGCGCATTGACGCGTCGACATTCTGCTTCGAAGTATTGGTTATAGGCCGTCGCCGAGTCTTTGTTGGACTTCGAGCCTTGCCAGCCCATCCAGAGGAACGCTGCCTGGAAAGGAATGATGGCCTGGATTGCGTCGGGAAAGTCGATGATAGAGTCGGTGTCTGCCAGGTCTTCGAGTCGCGTCGGCTTGAGTTTATAGTTCACCAGGAGTCCGCTCGTGATGTCGGCTTCGGGGGCCAGACTCAGGCGAAGGATGCGTTTCCCGTAGTCAGCGCCCGCAGTGCGATAGACGCCGGCGTGAGCGTAGACAATGACGTCGCTTCGGTCTTTGCGCAGCGTTGAGAGTTCGACGTTCTTCAACGGCTCATAGAAGCCAGTCTCAGTGTTTAGATACTGAACGTCGACAAACTGGTGAAGGTCGAGCGGCATCAAATAGTCTTGCTGGCCCTGGACGATGTCGATGAGCAGCTCCGCCTTAAGCTGTGGCGCGTCAACGAGTTCCGCTGCCTTTGTCGCCGCCTCATAGTATTGGTCGTTCATCGTCGCCTGGTCCATCGGAGCCAGGCCTTGAGTCGAGGCCAGAATGCTATTGATTCGTCGACGAGTTTCCTTGACGGTCATTGCTGACGCCTCCAGCCTTGTTCAACCATTGCCTCCTGCGCCTGAGCCGACGTCGGGTCTTCGTAGGAACGCAATTGGTCTTGGAGTCTTGAATACGATTCGAACCAGGTCTGCATCTTCGCCGGGTCCACGATGACGTTCGCATTGCCACCGTGACGCCAGCAGGCATAGAACACGAGCGCGTCCTGAGCCATTGAGCCCCATTGACCAACCTCGAGGCCGCCATACGACGAGAGAGTCCTTGGCTGCTCAATGGTGGCCACGACGAGATTACCGTCGGCGCTGGGCGTCGGGTGGATACGAATCTTCAGCGAGCCCGTCGCCTCTTCAACGCCCTCCAGCCAATATTTATCCGGCGTTCCCGACTCGCTGCTCCAGTACGGCGCCTCGCGTTCAAGGCGAGTCAACGAATAAGGCAGCAAGAATTTCGTGCCATTGAGGTTTACAGCGAAGATGCGTTGAGGCTTGCCGGTGACGACGTAAGTGTCTTGACTGGCAACGACTGGCACGCTGACGGAGCCCCTGAGCCGCGCCGGCAAGACGACGTTGGCGAGGTTCGTCGCCGCCTCGTCAAAGAGCGCGTCAATGTCTGAGTCCTCGAGAAGCCTGTAGCCCTCAGGGTAGCCCAGCGTTTTCCGAACTTTTGCGCGGAACTCAGGGGCTGTCATCGCTTACTCAGCGACCAAAATCGGATAGACTTTGCGAACGCTTCCGCTATAGACGCGGGCGTATTCGTCGAGTGCTTCGATTTCTTCGGGCTTCGTGGTTCGAATCCATCCGCCGATAATACTGGGGCGACCGTCGCTGGATACGGCCTGGACCTTGTCGAAGGATTTGGCTTCGCCCTTCTTGTCGTGGAACACCAGCACCGTGGGGGAGGCGAAGATATGCTCATTGTCTTTCGGCGGGTTGTTCAATAGCTCGGTGCCGATGATGCTATCAACGCGGTCCATTGGGCGCAGTGCAAACTTCTTCTTGGCACCGCCCATCATTGGCGCGTCGAGGAGCTGCACTTCGGCGCTCTCGACGGCAGGGTTGGCTTTCAGGTCTTTAGGCATTGAATTCTCCTTGTTCAATAAAAAAGGCTGACATTGCTGTCAGCCCATAATAGACTCGCTGCCGAGTCTTGGGTTGTTTAGGCGGGGCCGGTGACGCCGTCGATGGTCATGTGAGTTTCCTCGAGGGTGAACTCCCAGCCAACTTCAGCGAGAATGCTGCCGGCTTCGCCGTCGTAGTCAGGGGCCTGAATGTTCTTGTCCCAGTGCATATCGCGGCCTCGCAGCGCGACGCGACGCATGTTCTGGGGGTCAACAATGAAGCCTTTCTGCGCCAGGTCAGTGCCGCGGAACAACTGGTGACGGACGATGACGAGGTCGACGAATGAGCTGCGATACAGCGTCGCACGGAAACCAAGGCTGTTGTCGTCGGTATACAGGTTCAGCTTGTTGACGCCCCAGGTGTCGAAGCAACGCATGAGGTTTTCGCCGGCGAACAGAATCTTCTGTCGGCTACCGTAGCGACCGGCCGGGACCAGCACGTTCTGAGCGAACGCACTCTCCGACAGGGTGCCAGCGGGGTTGTAGGAGTTAGTCGTGATGACAGCCTTGAGGCCGCGGGTGAAGCGGCGAGGAGCGGTCGAAGCGTTCTGGATGCCGCGCTCACCGAAGAACGCCGCCATTTCCATATCGCCTTTGACCTTGCGCATGCACTGCTGGATGCACTGCTTCACGCGGTCGCCGGTGTAAAGGGCGGTGGACTTCAGGGTGCCGGAGACAGAGTAGCTCTCACGGAAAATCTCGGTGTAGTTGTAGTCAACGCTTTCCTGCGCCAGCACGGCGACAGGCATCGAGCTGGCCTCGGGAACAGCCTGGCCCAGACGCAGGATAGTGTCGTTGTCGTTACCAGCGGCAGCCGCGGTCGAGCCAATGGCGCGAGTCACGGTCAAGGCGTTGGTGCCATAGTTAATGGCGGTGATGAGCAGGTTTTCGCCGGTGCGAAGGTTGATGATACGGTCGTTGATGTTGTAAATGCTTGCGTCGACGACGGTCACGCTGGCTGCGCCAATGAGATACGCAGAACACAGCGAAGACTGTGCCAGCGGTCGCAGCTCAATAGCGTGGAACTGAGGATTGTCGACGGTGCGAACCTTGTTGAGCTTCTGAGTCAATGCAACGAGGGGCGTTGCGTCAGCCTCCAGCTCATACAGAGGCGACATGTCTTTCTTGATGATACTGTTCGTATTAATTACGCCAGTATTCTGGTTGCCTTGCAGGGATGCCATTTTGGGTTGTTGTCTCCTTTGACGATGGCGCCGTCAAGGAGACGTCAACGCTTATCGAAAGAGAGACTGCAAGGGATTGGTGTTGGCCTTGATAAAGTCGCTCATTGACGCGGCGCTGATTTCGCCTTGGTCCGGCTTTGTGTGTGCTTGGGGTGACGCAGGCTTTGCTCTGGAGGCCTCGCTACGAGTCGACTCTTTGAGCTGTTTCTGCTGCTTCAGGGTGCGCTGGCGAAGCAAGTCGTCGGCTTCAGCCGCTTTGAAGGCGGCCTGGACCATGGCAATGCCAGTGACCTTGAAAGTTTCGGGGTCGCGCTGAGCCAGCGTTGACAACTGCTGCCATCCCATATCTTTGAGAATCTGGGGAAGTGCTTTGCCGTGCTTGGCTTTGAGCGGGTGGTCGTCGAAGACTTTGTCGACGGCCTGCAAGGCTTGTCTGACGCTGTCGTCGCGTTGACTCGTCAATGCCCGCGCCTTGGATTCATGCTCTCTGACGATGTCTTTGAACTCGTCGTAGTAGAGATGACGGGCGTCAATGCCGAGTTCGTCGGCTTTCGCCTCGTAAGCTGCCTGGAGGTTCTCCGGGAGCTTGTCGAAAGGGATGAAGGCGGGGGCGTTGAGCTTAACTTGGGCCGTCTCGAGGTCGCCGCGTAGGGATTTGTTCTCGTTCTCGAGGGCGCTGAGCCGCGCTAGTGCTTGGCCTAATGCGTCGGGAGTCTCGTCGGGCTTGACCTCATTATCCACGTCAGAAACTTCTTGGGTTGCGTCGTCAGAAATATTTTCTTCTTCGTCGACAGAGTCGTCGACTTCGGCATCGGCCTCGGCGATGACGGAGTCAAGGAAGGCGTCAGCGCCACCGTCAGCGGCTTTCCCCTCGTCGGCTGCATCGACGCCGGCAATGGCTTCGTCGAGGCCTGGAATGAGGCTCCCAATGTCAATTGTCATGGATTCAAAAGTGTCAGGCATTGTGTACTCCTTGGTTTAACTCGTTGATTTGTCGAAGCAGGCTGGCGTTGTCTTGGCCAACGGTGCGAATGCTTTGCGCAAGGCGACGGTAGACCAAGGCCTGTCCTCGCAAGAACGCAAATGTGGGTTGGTCGGTCAGCGAACATTTCGCTGCAGCGTCATCGCAAGCGTTCGCGCTCGCTTCAAGGTCAGAGGCCCAGGGTGACCCAAAGAATTCCAGCGCCTGACGCATTTGAAAGCGCGTCTGGGCCTCGTCCTCGGGCACCCCCATGAGTTCGCCCAGGGTTGTCATTCACAGCCTCCAGTCGACGCATAGGCAGCGCAGAAGGCAAAGGAGCAGACGACGAGCAGGGCAATGAATAAGTCAAAGTCAGTCAACACGTTGCTGGCCCCCTGCCTCACTCTGAAGCTCTTGCATTCCGCCGAGTTCGGTTGCGCCCATTCCGGTGGGCCTTGACTGCTGCCCGTTGCCTGGTCCAGGACCGGCCTGGCCGGAGAGCATTGCCATTTGTTGCTGGAGCATCGCTTGCTGTTGTGCTTGCATGGGGTTCATAATAATTCGGTCAGCGATTCTTGGGACGGCGGCTTCAGCGACAACTTTGATGAATTCTTCGACATTGAACGTCGGCGCGTGGAAGTTCATCGCCAGGTTCCCCAGTTCGAGGAGGCGCTTTTGTTCCAGCTCGCTGGCTTGCTGTGCACCGGCGACGCACTCGACCTCAAGCTCAAGGTCTTGATTCAACAGCTCTGCTTTGATAGTGACGATTTCAGCGCCGTGGTTCAAACGCGTTGTGATGTCGTCGGACTGGCAACACATAATGAGGCGGGCAAACTGCTCGCCGAGCTGGTTGACGAATCCGTCTTCGTTCTCAATCGACGAAGGCGCCTGGCGAATATTGGCGTTTGCTTCGCTGGCGTTCACCGCCGTGGCCGATGTGGAACGCGTTGGAATTGAACCGCGACGAGTGTCGCTGCTCGACAACGCCACGTCAATGCGTCCTCTCAGGTCGTTACAAAGATTGGCGCCGTGCTGGATGCCGGTCGGGTCAGTTTGCAGCGGCTGAATGGAATTGGCCTGGCCACCCGGCGCCTGCCAGATAGCTCCAGGAGTGTATTTGAACCGGTCGACGTTGATGGCGGGGTCGGTGACAATGATGGGCCGGAAGACCTGCAGAATTGTCTCGGTGACTTGCGCTGAATACATATTCTGCAAGGCGACGAGTTGCGTTTCGACCGGCACCAGGTCAGACATTCCCCAGAACTCGCCGGGGGCATGGTGGTTTTTGACGTGGATAATCGGATAGTAGCCAGTGACATAGCCTTCGCGATAGCTGACGACGAGGCGTTGACCGACAATGACTGCTTTCCCGTCTGGCGTCATATATTCGTGGACGTCAATGAGCGGGTCAACGCCGTCAAGGCCAGGGTCGTTGCCTCCGACGCCGCCATTGCTGAGCATCTTCGCCGTGTCTTCGCCTTCAAAACCGGTGAAGGCCGACGGGTTCTCAAGGATTTCACGGCACGCGCCGCCAAACCATTGACCTTGCTTCGCCATTTCCTTGACGTAGCTCAATGGCCGGCGTTCATAGTAAATGAAGAAGCGGCCTTCAGCGACACTCGGCGCCTCGGCATCGGGGTAACAGCGGAAGAAGTTCAAGGTCTTATACCAGGCCGAGTTCTTCGTCTGCTTGCGCTCGGTGACGAACTCCTTGACCGACTCAACGGTCTGGCCGATAGACATTGCGCCAGTCATTGGGTCGACATTGAGGACCTGCTTCGGAACCTGCGTCGTCTGCCAATGCCCGACCTTACGAAAGTCTTCGTGCCAGAAGGTCACGCCAAACGCGTTCCCAAAGACTCGCTTCTGAAAGATGAGGTCGACTACTTCAAGGCGTGACCGCGGGTTCTCTTTCCAGTGATAGTCGAAGGCCGCGCTGAAGTAGTTGGCGATGACATCCGATGTCAGTCCACGCGGCCGGAATTGCAGAATCTTTGGCTGGCCAAGGAGTTGCGCCAGCTCGGCGGCGACGTTCGACGTCACGGTGGCGAAGAAGTGAGGGTCGTGAACCTTGAGTAAATACGCCACCTTACCCGTCGTCTGAATGATTGAGCAGAACTGACGATAGGCTTTGATGGCCGTCTCTTCAACCTGCGATTTCATCGACACGGCAGCGCGAAGGTGTTGCCGGAAATTAGAGACAATTTCGTCGGCTTTCTTCTGACTAGGGCGACGCATCTTGCCAAGAGAAGGCATTGACGGCTCATCGCCATCGCCGCCGTAGGGCTCAGGAGGGGGCTCTGGGGGCGGGCCAGGGGGCATCGGGGGCATACCCACGCCGGGCATCGCGCCGGGCATCATTCCGGGCATTGGGGGCTGCATTGCCATAGTCAAAGAATTCATAGACGAATCATAGGGGCGTCGATGAATTCTGCGTTGACTTTCTCGACGTCAGTTCCATTCGCAGTCGTCGAAAAGACTTTGAGCCGTATTCGCTGACGGGTCGTGGTTTGCGGCGATGTGTTGCCTTGCAGCCTCGTAGCAGTAGGCCATCGACAGAACGTAGTCGTCGTGAATGCTTTCCCCATTGACTTTGGTCTTTGGGTGACCCCATTTCATCATTGCGTTCTCACGGAGTTCGTGCACTCGAAGCTCTCTGAACTGGCGAAGAACTTCTCTGAAGTGCTCCTTGCCATCGTCGCGGTACATCTGAAGCCGGCCCGTCTTAATGGCGCCGACCAGGTGGTGACCCAGCTCTGACTTGCTAGCGTATTGAGTCGAGAACGGAATCACAGCGTTCTTGCGACGATGAACCAACATCTGGGTCGGGCCATTTCCGACGCCATTATCGTCGCTGGCCACCTTGATGCAACCCCATTTGCCGAAGACGAAGTCATAGACCTCGTTGACCACGCCGTAAGGCTCTCTTCCTGGGAACGCTAAGTGGTCAACGACTCGAAGCACCGGCATCTTCTGGTTGGTGTGATGGTTCCAGACGAACTTGCACTCGGCGATTGTGACGACGGTTGAGTCGTGGGCCTGGTAGGCAACGTCTGAGTCAGCGGCCTCTTTGTTGTCGGCCTCGCGGGCAGCGCACCAGTCAATGCCTGCGACGTAGTAAGAGCCATTGCTGGGCCCCAGCGCACGGCCGTGGGCGCCAATCATCGCCTCGACCTCGGAGAACTTGAACATGTTGCCGGCGGCCTCGGCGGGCTCGCAGCAGAAGTGCGTTCGAATCATGACGTGGTTCTCGCCGAGTTCCTCAATGAGCCCGAGGACATATTCTTCGTAGTCTTTGTTCTCTTCGGCCTCGACGGTCCAAGGAATGATGTGAACAAGCCTCACGCCGAGCTTGCGTTGACGCTCCTCGGCGATGAGGCGTTGCTGGTGTAGCAAAGAGTCGACGTTCCATTCAGTGCCGTAGAAGACGATGGGCGCGCCGGTGGCCGCCGTCATTGGCTGGCAAATCTTCTTGAACTGGGCGTCGAGAATGTCTTGAGATTCGTCGAGTTGCTCAACGACTGTCGCTGTGTGACCCGCGGTGTTGGCGTCTTTGTCGGCGCTGAGGAATGACAGCGTGAAGCGACCGGCCTTGAACTGATACCATTCGTGGAACGCTGGTTTCAGAACATCTCGGAGATACGGCGAATCTTCAATGATTTCTTTGAGACGGTCTTTGGAGATGACGAGTTGGGGGGCGCGGGTAGGGGCGAAGGTTAAGGCAGTGGCTTTGCGTTGACTGTCCTGGAACAGTGACGCAAGTCGCGCTTCGAATCGAGCCTTACATTCATTCTTTCCAATTTGACGAGAGGCAATGACGACCATGTTGTGGTTCGTGCCGATGTCTTTGCGCCAGCGGGCCAGCGTGACGCCCTCGAGCCCTTCAAGGACGCGGTATTGCCATTTCTTTGGCGGTCGATGAGGCACAAGGTGTTTATGAAAGAGCCGGCAGTCGCCGAGGTCGATGATTCCCATTGACGCAGCGTAGACGTTCGCGACGAAATTGCGTTGACAAAGACGAAGACCCTTCGCCGTTACCAGCCAACGAAGGGTCTTCGAATGCGTCGCCCAAGACGCCGCCTATTTCGACGTTAGGTCACGTCGCCACAATGGCAGACCGCGCGAAGTTCAAGGCCGTCGTGCTTTACGTCTGACCTTTGTCGAAACGCTCGTCCATTGCGAATCTTTCCAAGCGAATTGGACCTCGTAATACGTCCTGGAGGAATAGGTCACAACCAATCCTCACGAAGCACCTCGCGCATTGCCTCTTGGATTTCAACAAGCGCCTGCCACGCCTCGCCTTCATACCCCAGCGCGTATGGGTGCTTGTATGCGTGACGAATAGCCGGGTAAATAGCCCGAATCTCGTTTAAGTCTAGAGTCATCTTGATTTCAGTATTCATTCCACTTCCTCTACAATGGCGGATTTCTCCCAGCCGTCTTTGAACTGATTGCCGGAAGCCGGCTTAAGGTGTGGTTGTTGGGGGAGAGGACCGGTTAAAAAGCCCCAGAAATGACAATGCCCGCACGGGTGTTCTAGCGAAGCTCTTGCGAGATTCCCAGAAGTGACCCTGTGGGGCTACCCTCGAATTATATACGCTGACATAAGGGTTCGCAATAGGAGTTCGATTGACGTTGTAGCGCCATGGTCGTTGTTTTCTCGACGCGCGACATATTCCTTTTAAGACTTTGCAAACTCATCGAGCATCAACGCCAACTCGCCGGCCTGCTTTCGATTTACGCTGAAGCCCTTCGAGCAGACGTGGCCCCCGATGGACTGCCAAAGAGCGACCTCCGGCTCGTCGTCACGGGGGACGCAGTGAGCCTTGAACCCCATCGCGTCTTCCGATGTGGTGCGCTTTGACTCAGGCATTGCGCCTTCTCCGTTTCTGCAGCGATGGCGTTCCCGCCCAGTCTTTGCGGCGTTCTCTGAACCTTGGCAGGCCTAAGTCGTTGAACCGCCAGTAAATGGTGCAATGAGATACACCGAGACTCGCTGCGATGTCCTTGACTCTCTCACCGGCCGCAAAACGCAAGTATGCAGCCTTGACTTGCTCGTCGTTGAGCTTTCGTTGCCATCCGGCGTGGCGCGGCCCGACGTAGGTCTTCGGCTCTATTCCGTGACGTCTCATCGACCTGTAGACAATGTTTGCGTGAGGCAGGTTTAGAGTCGCGGCAATTTGCTTCGAGTTAAACCCGGCCGCATTCAAAGCCGCAGCGCGTTCGACGAGAGGCTTCGACATAACCGTCAACGCCCTCGCACAGCCCGCGCTACGACGAGCCTGAGCCGCCTCCTTGGGCATCCCAGAGAAGCCATGATTAGCCAGGCGTCGACGAAGCAATGAGACGTCAACGCCGAACTCGTTGGCCAGCTCTCGAATTCCCTCGCCTGCGTGGTGGCGTCGATGAATCTCGGTGAGCTGCTCAAGGGTGAACGGCGCTAAGGCAAACCTTGGCCGCGCCGGCTCGTCCTCGAGTTCAATGCCCATTCGTCGCAACGTGCCTCGAATATACTTGAACCCACGGCCAAGCTTTTCGGCAACGCTTTTATACGTCGCCTCTGGCTCGGCCGCGGCAGCGAGAAGCCGAAGGGTTGGCTCACTAGTTTTTCTCAAAGCGTTCTCCTTAACTTCCCAATGATGTCGTCAACGCCCGGAGCCATTGAGGCCCCAACGTCTGTGCGTTGACTTCCGTGTCGAATCTTCGCAGCCAGCTCCTCAGCGACTTGTTCCTTGCCTCCTCGGGGCTGTAGTTCAGCAAGAAGACCGCTGAGTGACTGAAAGGAATCTGGAGGATGACTGAGGCGTTGCGGGGCCAGCGACGAGAGCAACGAAAAGACGTCGCGCTCAAGGCCTGCCCCTAGAGCTTTTCCAGCGCGTCAAAGCCGCTCTTCAGTTTGGCGGCGGCCCAGTCGACGAGGTAAGACAATGACGCGTCAATGACGCTGTCAAAGCTGAACACGCCGAAGAGTTTCTTGCCGTAAACGCCGGCTTGATTCAGGATTCCTTTGAGGGTCGCAATGACCCAGGCTTTGCGCTGAGGGCCTTGCTTCTCGCCGAGGATTTGTTCCTCGGCCTCGTGGACCAGTGCCAGGACGGATGCCTTGACGCCCGTCTTTAGGGTGGTGAAGTTCATCGAGTTCTCCAATGGAAAAATAAACGGCTGCGTCTTGCCAGATTAGACGACCACAGATTTCAGGTCTGCGTCAGGATTTGAACCCGCGTTTCAGCCTCTGGTGGAGCTGCTCGGATTCGAACCGAGGTCCGCGGCAGTGCACGTCGGCGTTAAGCCGCGTCGATACCAGACCAGCCCCATATATGACTTTGACCGCAGCATTGCAGTTCAACGACTGCTCAAGGAGTCACCCTCGCCCGCACCTTGCACCAGTGCTTTGTCCATTGCAGGACGGAACGCTGTTTCGCAGGCCGACCTGCGTGGCATTGTGAAGTTCTTTGTTACGTGCTTCGATTGGCCGTGGCCCCCTCCGTGTAGCGCGTCGCCTTGCCAATGTGGCGACAACCTTAACTCACTTCAACCTTTCGGCAACTCCGACTCGAACGGAGAACACCTCGGGGGGCAACGTCATCTTAACACAGTCGTCGCACTCGTCAATAGAACATTCTCGAAATTCGTCGGCGGCGGCGCGGGGAGGGCTGGGAGGGGTATACAGGCGTTCTGTAAAGAACGCGATTCGCTTTGGAAACAGCCCCGACTTAAGTCGTTGTTTGTCTCATTTTCTTTTGGGTCGATGAGGGAGTCGACAACTCTCTGACGACCAGTCGAAGTTTTTAGGCGAAGACTTCCACGCCTAGCTCCTTGAATCCTTCGTCGACCACATAGAACTTTTCTACTATTTATCGACGAGTGAGACGACGACGAGGCGTCGACTTTTCGTCGGGGGAACGCAGAAATAAAAAGAGCCCATCTTGCGATGAACTCTCGTCGGGTCACTCAATGACTGGCCGCTTAGGTTGGTTGCGTTCCCACATCCATGACGTCGTCGAGGAGCGGCAAGGAAGCGCCGCCTTTCCCCTCGCGTGCGTCGTCGAGCTGCTTCCTGAGCTGCTCGTTGAGTGCGTTCGGCGCCTGGACCTTTTGACTGAGGCGTTGAACCGCAAAGCTCTCAGGCCACAAATGGTCAAGGAGGTGAGCGGTGTTGAGCCAGCCCAGTGGATTGGCGATGACGGAGCCAACGAGCGAACGCTGAACCCTGCCCTCGGCTCGGTTGACGAAGACGGCGAACCAGGCCATGCGCGTGCCCAGCTCACCATTCGCCAGGTCGTCGTTGCCTCGTTCAAGGTAAGCGGCAATGACTTTCTCTGGGAGGCCGATGGCTCTGCCGGCGATGAAGACGCTGACGTGATTCTTCGCCATGTCCTCGCAAATGGCTCTGACGTTTCGTGGCGTGAGCAGGTCTTTGTCCTGCGCTGTCTTCTCCGGCAAGCCGTCATAGTCTAAGTCGTCGACCTCAACGGGAGCTGGCAAGACATAGCCAGCGAGTTCTTCATTGACTCCGGCTCTGAGCTTTCGAATCTCGCCGGCCGATAGTGGGCGTTTATTGAATCCCATTGGAAAGCTCCTTGACTCGTCCTCGACGGGCGTCGACTCTTTCCTCGACCTTTCGTTGAAGGGTCATGCCTGCGACATAGCAGCCTTCGACGATGGCGTCGAGAAGCTCAACGGCCGGTTCATGCAGCAGGTCGCTCAGGTGTTCAAACAGTGCTTTCATCATTGACCCAGCATAGACTCGTCGATGACTTCTGCGCCGTCCCCGTCTGGGTTCGGATTGTAAATCTTGTCAAAATATTTTCGAGGCGATGGCGTTGAGCCGATGTCGACTTTTCGTTGAATGGGTATAGGGGGCGGCATTGCACGGGCGTCGACTTGGTCGTCGTCTATATATATTAGGGGGCGAGGCCACGGCGAAACCGGTGCCATGGGGGACCTGGCGACGAGCCGTCAACGCCGTTCACTGCCATTTCATCGCCGTTTCTTCGGCCATTTCCCTGTCTTTACGCCGTTTCTCCGCCACCCTTACCGCTCTGTAACGCTTTGGCTTTTCTTCGCCTGGCGTTGACGGGGCGCTGGCTTTGGCGTTGACCCACGCCGGATGTAAGGCGAAGAAGAGTCGACGAAAAGGCTTGGACAAAGGCGAAGAAAAGTCGATGAAAAGGCTTTGTCACAGCCCTTGAAAGTTCATTGAAGCTCAATGTCTATCAGGCTTCCCCCCGGCTTTGCCACACTCATTGAGCGACCTGCGAGCCGTCGTTCTCACTCGTCGAACTGCATCTTTACCCAGCATTGATAAGGCTTTGCGCTCTCATTGCCCTTCATCGGTGTTGACAAGGTCGACAAGGCGGAGTATAAATCAAACACCGGCAGCGAAGTTCGCCGGTCAAGACAACGCTTCTCCCCCTGATATGCGCAGCGCACAGGCGGCGAGGAAGCGTTGAATTTCGAGGAGGTTTCTATGGTTGCAGTAGTTGAGAAGATTAACGAGATTTTGACGCCGCAGGGAATGGCACGAGCCCAGGAATTGCTCCGGAGCGAACTCGTGGACTATCTGAGAGAGTTCAGCGATTACGACTCTGAAATAACTTCGCAGGCTTATCGAGATTTTGGTGATTCACGCGTTGCTGTCGTCCATTGGAAGAGAACCCGTTCAGTGGAAGTTCTCTGGATTCTCTTTGATGAGCACCTTCGCCCCTGTGGAGACATTTGGGAGTATTCGTTAAGCCGGCCCACTGGTTATTGCAAAGGGAGCGCGCATTAGAATCTCGCGACTATTGAGGCGTATTCATCGACCCGGCCCACGGCGGCCTACGCCGTTCAGCCCTTATGCCGAGATTGGCGCGGCGAATTATTCAATGGAGGTTTCTATGGCTAAGAAGCAGCTTTTCTTCATCGAGGTTACCGACGTTTACGGCGGCGAAGCCAATTATTCTTGGGTGACGCGTCACGTTATTCGGGCGAAGTCTTTTCTTGGCGCAATTCAATGGCTCTCGAGGAATTCCGGCCTCAACTGGCGATTCGACGGTATGCGTTACAACTCCGCCAGTGGTTCGACCTGCGCCTTCATCGACTATTTCGATGAATCAGTCATTGGCGGAGACGATGAAGAAATCGGCGGCTGTGCCCTGCGTCTTGATACCGACCAACGCTAATTCGACCGGCCCACGGCGGCCTACGCCGTTCAGCCCTTAGAAAGTCAAGGATGGGCGTTGACAATTCAAGGAGGTTTTTATGATTGCGATTCCCCGATTCGTGGCGATGTCTTCACCCGTTGACCAAGGCTCGCGCCATTCGTGGTGTATGACAGAGATTTGGCTTGGCCCGGCCAGGGTTATCGCCTGCGACACTATTGATGAACGGCCGTCAAAGACAGACCTTGAATCCTCTTTGATTCTCGACGTCTGGCACGGCGAATCACTCGGAGACTGGTTCAGTGTGCGTTTTCTTTGCAACTGTGGCAAATGTCTTCAATGCAAGCCTGTCAGTGATACCCGAATCATTATCGTCACTTAGTTCAACGCCCACGGCAACGCCCACGGCAGCGTTATGCCGTTCAGCTAACGTCGAGATAAGCGCGGCGAATTATTCGAGGAGCTTTACTCTATGGCACCAACATCGCCAGCCGCAAAGCTGGAAATCGACGGGATACGCTTTGATCGAATCCTCGTCGCCTTCAGTGGCGGCAAAGATTCACTGGCCTGTATCCTTCACCTCTTGGAGCTGGGCGTTGACCCAGTCGACATCGAACTTCATCACCACGACATCGACGCAGACGGCGAAACCTTTATGGACTGGCCCTGCACCCCAGCGTATTGCAAAGCAGTTGCCGACGAGCTGGGACTGCCGCTTCTGACGTCGTATCGTCAAGGCGGATTTCAACGGGAAATGCAACGAAATTCGTCGCCCACCGCACCAGTGTTCTTTGAGCGGCCCGACGGAACATTCGGCGTCGCTGGCGGCAAGGGGCCCGACGGAACGCGTGGAAAGTTTCCTCAAGTGTCCGCCGACCTTTCCGTGCGTTGGTGCTCGGCGTATCTCAAGATTGACGTGATGCGTCGAGCCATCGCCAACCAGCCGCGTTTTGAACAAGGAAATACGCTGGTTGTCACTGGCGAACGCGCAGAGGAAAGCCCGTCGAGGGCTCGTTATCAGGAGTTTGAGAAACACGCCACCTGGTCAACGAAACGCAATGTTTGGGCGTGGAGGCCAGTCCACGACTGGTCGGAGAAACAGGTTTGGGAAATCATTGAACGCCATCGAATCCAACCTCACATTGCGTATCAACTGGGCTGGGGGCGTCTATCTTGTCTCTCTTGTATCTTTGGGTCACCGAATCAATGGGCGAGCATTCACGCTGTCTTCCCAGCGCATTTTCAACGAATTGCCGATGCAGAGGCGGCGACTGGCGCGACGATTAAACGCAAGGCTTCAGTCGTTGACGCTGCCAACGCTGGCAAGCCATACCAAGCCGCGTTGGACAACCCAACGTTAGCGGCAATGTCCCAGCGTCGAGAATGGTCACTGCCAGTCCGCGTGGATTCGTGGAAGCTTCCCGCTGGCGCTTTCGGCGAATCCTCCGGCCCAGTCTAAAAACGCCCACGGCAGCGTTATGCCGTTCAGCCTGATTCGCAGAGATAGGCGCTGCAATTTCAAGGAGGTTCAATGACAATTCAACAAATGGACAGGTCGGTCGTGAGCGGCTATGCGGCAATGAAACGTCAACGCCAGCTCGACGCCCTGAGTCAACGCAAATGCCAGCGCAAAGGCTGTGACCAAACCCTGCAGGCCAACGCACCGGCAAGGCAGAAATATTGCTCAGAACGCTGCTGCAAGGCGGCATACGACCAGCAGCGGCCAAGGCGTTGTCAAAAGCATCGCACGGCCTACAACACGGCCTACGTGAGCCGGAGACGTGCAGAGAAGAAGGCGAGGGAGGTGCAATGAAATTCAACGCCAAAGACCTCGCCTGGCTCTGCTACTCGACGTTTGGGCTCTGGTTTCCCGTCGTCTTCTTCGGGGTTTGCGCGTTGATTGCGTCAAAGTAAAGGTCGTCCAAAAGGCTCTGAAGGCTCAGGGAGAAATCTCTGGGCTTTTTTCTTTGTTCTATAGACGTTGGAGACGGGCGTTGATAAAGTCGACGAATGAACAATGACTCTGTAACGAAAGGCGCGGCTGCGCTGGTGAACCTACGCCGGGCGGCGGTGACTTTCAACGAATCCTTCATGAGCCCAGAAATGGCGGTGAAGGGCCTTGAGGGGCTTCTGGTTGCCGTCGATGAACTGCGCGACGTCTCCCGCCCTGAGCCTTACATTCCGGCGATGGGCGAGACAGTGACGATTCAAGGAATCGTCGAGGAAGTCCGCGAGGATGGCCGGTCGTTCAAGGTTCGGTTCTCCGAAGGAACCTATGACTATGAATGGGTTGACCCGACGATTGTTCCGGTGAGGCCGGCGTGAGTCGCGAGGGAGAGGCGAGGAAAGTCCTTGCCGGGCTCGCCGGGCCCGCTGACTGGTGCATCGCGAAGGCGCTGGCTTTGCTCGTCGTCGAGACAGCGGCGCTCAATGACGCAATCCGCGAGCATTCGCCGTTTACGGTTAAGCATGAAGTCGTGGAGGTTCCGGCAAATGAGTCGTGAGGAACGCGTTCGAGAGAGACTGAATAGCCATGGCGCGATGGGACTCGTTGCGCTGGAGCTGGCTGCGCTCAATGATTTGCTTGCTGGGCGACCGACCGACGAGAAAGCCATTGAGCAGTCAGTGAAACACCTCGGCGACTTTGGAATCGGCGACTTTGGAATCGGCGACGAGGTCTGGGTGAAGGCTAAGATTGAAACTGTTGACGCAGACATTGACGGCGAGATTCGTCTTCGCACTATCGACGGCGGAAGTCACCCCTTTTGGATGAAGCCCGGAACAGAGGCTCGTCAATGAAATTCTACGTAGGCGCACCGCTGCGTCATTGGGAGTCGGCGCGAAAGGCGATGTCCGCTCTGCGCTCAATGGGCCACGAGGTCACCCATGACTGGACGTTGGAGGCCGAGGAGTATTTCAAGGGCCTTTCCAATGTCTCTAATCGTCGAATCGCCAACGACTGCATCGGCGGCGTGAACCAATGCGACATCGCGTTCTTCTTAATGAACGTCGCAGAGCCGATGCAGGGCACTTGGGTTGAACTTGGGGCGGCGTTGGCGCATTACAAGCCGGTCGTCGTCTATCTCCCTGAGCTTCATTGCCATGAGTCGGAGAAAGCCGGTGTTGACGCGTGGCTGGCCAAGGCGGCGATGTTGCATCATTCCGAAGTTCAGGTCAAAGGCCAATACGCTGAGTGCTTCCGGCTATTTCAGCGTCTGGCCGACTTGGACCGTCGTCACGCGCCACAATACTTTGGCCCCAAACACTTTATCCCCAAAGAAGAATCAAGGAGAACACAATGAAATTCCATCCAACCAAAGACTATCTCTTGGCTAAGCCGTTGGCCATTCAAGAAACCAAGACTCAAGGCGGTGTCATTGTCCCCGGCAAGAGCCATCTTCAGCAGGCACAGCCGGCGTCGACTCCGTCAATGGTTTTCGCCGAAGTGCTCGAGGCCGGTCCCGAAGCGCAGCCTCGCTTTGATTGTCACGGCGGCTTCAGCGTTGGCGACGTCATTGCCTTTCACCCTGGTGCCTGCCAGATTATCGGCGACGGAGTCAATGAGGCTCTGCTGGTGAAGGCGACGGCGGTCGTTGCCACAATCGAAGAATTCTCTGAGAACGTCACGGTGAAGCTGGCGTGAAAGACTTCTTTGGGACCGTCATTGAACCAGGCGATGCCGTTGTCGTTGCGCGCAATGCGCCAGGCGCCGGAATGGTCGGCGAGCTGGTTCAGTTTACCGCAGGCTTGTCCGCGAACGGCTCACTGCACCTCATCGATAAAACCGGCGAGCGCAAGAATTACTCTTTCGGGCCACACAACGTCATCTCAATGAAAAGCATTGCGAGAAAGGATTGAAACGGTGTTGAAATTGCTTCGAAATCTCTTCAAACTGATTCGCCGGCCTGGTCGATGACAGTGAAGCTAACTATGATCGATCTCTTTGCTGGCGCAGGCGGACTCACCCTGGGCTTTACCACTCACGGCGGGTTCCAACCTCGAATCTCGGTTGATAACGATCAGGCGGCCTGCGAGACCCATAAATTGAATTTCCCGGACTGCGAAGCCGTTTGCGCCAACGTTGAAACCTGGCTTGCATCTTGTCCCGAGCAGAACGTAGATGTTGCAGTTGGAGGTCCTCCCTGTCAAGGATTTAGCCTACTAAACAAATCGCGAGACGGGGATCTAAGACGCAGCCTGTTTATCCCCTATTTCGAGGTGCTAAGGCGCTTTCAAGTCAGAGCTTTCCTAATGGAAAATGTTCCTGGCCTTCTTACGTCACCTGAGATGGAATTAATCCGTGACCTTGCCCGTAGCTTAGACTACAACATCGTTGCTAAGGTAATCAATGCTGCAGACTATGGCGTCCCACAACAAAGGAAACGTACTATCATTATTGGGCTGAAAGATCAGGTGCCCTATCATCCCGATCCTACTCACTCCTCAGACGCAACGCTACTAAGCAAACCTTGGAAAACTGTGCGCGAGGCCATAGGCGACCTCCCAGCGCCTATCGGTACAGAACCTTCTGAAGCCGAGCCTCCTCTGAATTTGCATTTTGGAAGATCACCGTCACCAACAAGTCTGCTGAGATATAATGCCGTGCCACCAGGTGGCAACAGATTCGATCTTCAGCGCAATCGCCCCGATTTAACACCCCAATGCTGGATCAACAAGAAATCCGGGAGCACTGACGTTTTTGGTCGACTTTGGTGGGACCGTCCCGCAGTCACGATAAGAACTGAATTCTACAAGCCGGAGAAGGGGCGATACTTGCACCCTAGTGAAAATCGCCCCATCACTCATCGCGAGGCAGCTAGGCTGCAGACATTTCCAGATTCATTTCTGTTCTCAGGTTCCAAAATTGCGATAGCCAAGCAAATCGGCAATGCTGTGCCCATAACTTTCGCGCAAGCATTGGCTGCGTCAATCTTCAGCCAACTCAAGATATCCCTGGCGATGAATTACTAACTAGGGAAGCAACATTATCAGACGACCAACTTCTTGCAGGCCTGGTCGATGACAGCCCCGGCGGTGGTATTCATTATCCTGTTGGCGTTCATCGCGCTCATTGGCCTTGGCCTTGGCGTCGTCTGGCTCTTTGACCAGCTCATGGTTTTGGTCAAAAGGGCATGACAAAAGACAGCGAGAAGACAACAGGCTATGCCATTATCTCTTCGCTGTCTCTATGCGTTTACTTATCTCGGCGTTGTCGTCGTGGTGCTTCCACCGTGGCTTCGCGAAGACGGTTCCAGAGTGTTTGCGCTGTGGCCCTGGGTGGTAAATCAACGCTGGTGGCGTCTGGATTGGACCTGCTGGGGCGTCGAGTTGTGCGTCGTCTTCCTTGGGCTTCTCGTTGCCTTTGCTCTAAGGAGCCGGCGATGAAGCCGCTGGCGTAGCTATTGCAAACGCGTTCCATCTGGCGCCCGGCGAGGGCGTCGTTGAAGCCTCGCTGCCAGTCGTTGACGTCGACGACGATTTTCACTTCGCCCTTCCCTTCGCCTTTTCAAGCTTCATCATTGCCTCTTGCAACGTCTTTCGTCGCAGGTTGCCATAGCGTCTGATATAGGTGCCGCTTTGCCAACCCATTGTGGTCGTCACTGCCATTTCACTGGCTCCGGCCTCGAGCAACTCTGTCGTTGCCTGGTGCCTCGTGTCGTGAAAGCGCCAGTCAGTGATTCCGGCTCTGCGTACGGCAACGCGCAAGACCTCTTGCTTCCAGTTCCGACCAGCCGACGTGCGGTTCTTGTAGTGCTCATAGCCGACGAGTTTGATGACGTATTGTCGACGTTTCCTCGCCGCCTTTACGCAATACTCGCGAACCCAACCAACCATTGAAACCTTCCTTGACTTCCCAGTGCGGGTTAACTCGGCACGGACGTTGATTTCATTGAGGCGGAAGTCAAGGTCAGCGACCTCGAGCCCAAAGAGTTCCTGGCTTCTCAAGCCGGTGCTCATTGCAAACTCAAGGACTTCCCAGTCCTCGCTGTGAGGCAACGCCTTGCGCAATGCCGCTTTTTCCTTCTCCGAGAGAACGCGTTCCCTTGAGTTGTCGACGACGATGGTCTTGGCCAGGCGTCGAGGAAAGGCGACGGGAGACTTCGCCTCTGTGCTGAGCAGGCAAAGCTTCTTCAGGAAGCTCAGCTTGTTCGTTAACGTCTGCGGAGAATTGCCCTTGGCGCGGCAATGGCCGATATACTGGGCGACCGACGCCGAACTCATCGCCTCTTCCATTGACGTCTCATTGCCGAAGAATGTCGAAACCTCCTTGGCAAAACTGCGCCAGGCGTTACTGGTGTAGCCCATTGCGACGTGCTCGTCGGCATAGGCGTCGATTACTTGTTGCATTTGCATTGTGGTTTCTCCGTTGCTCCTTGGTCGCTTCTGCGAGCGGGGTAAGACTTTAGTCGGAAGACATTTCATCGTCCTCCGCTCAGAGATTCTATACTACGGCGCCGACTCCTGGCAAGCTTTCCAATTCGCACAAAAGTCGTATCGATTGGTGAAGGAATTTCAAAGTATAAGGCAAAGTGGTATTCCCATACCGGGAAAGTGAGTATCAGAGTTTGTGAGTCAGGTGTATGCGGTTCAGGTCCGCACGTTCGAATTGGTGCCGAAGGATGAATTTGTTTTCATCGACGCGCCCGACGAACTGGCGGCGCGAATGGCGGCGTCAAAAGCCGCGCCCATTCTTTATCCAGAGACTCACCAGCTTCTTCGACTCGTCGGCGACATCGTGCCGATGGGTAACGAGGTGAAGCCTGGTGCGGTCCACGTCGTCGTCGACAGAAACGGCGATGAAATCGAAGTGGAGGTGTTGTAGGATGTCCAGTGTCAAGCAGAAACCGTTCGCCGTCGGAGACGTTGTCTTTGACAAGCAGTCCGGCAAAGTCGGCACAGTGAAAGCCGTCGAGGATTTCAGAAAAGGCTACGACAACAGCGTCGACAAGCAAGTCGTCGTCTTGTCTTTGGGCTCAAGTCCGAAGGACTATGCGGCGCTGGAGGTTCCTCGGCTTCTCCGCGGCAAGGACGGCCCGTTGACTCGTCTGGGAACGCCGCCTCGCTTATTGATGGGCGACGAGGTCCTCCACAACGGCCAGCGTTGGCGAGTACACGAGGTCCTGCCCCACGGCGCGGTCAAGGTCGGCACGACGTCTGGTTCGATGACTTTGCAATGGCCCACCTATCGAAAAGCGAAGAAAGACAAGGGCGGGCTGGGGAAGTTTCGGCGAGGCGACCTTGTGCGCGTCGTTGGCGAGCCCGAGTATGCGTGGAAGGCTGTCGTGGGAATTGAGCGCGAGGGCGACAGAACGGCGTTGAGGATTGATAACGGATTAAGGCTTCATCCGTCGCTGTTTTCCAGGCTGGAGCGCAAAGAAAAACCGCCGCTCATTCCGACGAGTGAGGCGGCGGTCAAGGCGGTGCAGTCCTTCTTAGAGAAGCCGGTGAGTCATGCCGGGGTCAAGAGTCTTGAGAATGTCTTTGACCTTGTCAAACGCTTCCACGCTGAGAAAGACCCCAACCAGGCCAGTTTTCTGGTGGGGAAGGTCATCGAGGGAGTCATCAACTTGAACCCCGCGATTCGCGTCGACGCCCTTGTCACGACTTACGACCGACGCTTCATCGCCGAAGCCAAAGAGAAAGTCAACGCTCACTCCTAGAGCCTTGGCGAGGGCGTTTGCGACGGATTCAGACCTCGGGGCGCCCTTGCCCTGGCACCATTTATACACGGCGGCCTTGCTGGCGCCAATGCGTTCGGCAAGGTCACCGACGTTGAGCTTCTTCGCGGCGATGAGATTCGTCAAGCGTTCAGCGGAGAAGTCTTCGCTCTTAAAGTCGAACGACGAAATGTCTTCGCCTTTCAAGAACGCAATGGCCTTGGCGGCGAGCACCGGGTCGGCAATGCCGTAGCCTCGCTTAATCATTGACGACACGTAGCTCGCATCCTTGCCAAGTGCTAAACTAAGACTTCGGGCACTCTTGCCCGACTTTGCCACAGCCTTTGCCAGTTTCTCTGCGTCCATTAGAACCTCCATTTTTGACAGTCATTGAATTTTACATTGACGTGTCAAGTTCTATAGACAAGTGAGACGGCGCAGGCGCATTATGTTGACCAAGGAGATTAATCAATGGAATACCAAGACGAAGTAGGCTTCAACGACGACCCCTTTGACTCTATTATGAACGAGGGCGCCGGTGACTCTGGCGAAGGCGGAGGGCGTCATCGCTACATCAATCAAGTAGGCAAGACCGGCCGCTATGTTCTCGGCGGGTTCAAAGAGTTAGACGACGCAGAAGTCGACAAACTCAAGCCCGAAGAAAAGGCGCTGTATCTCCTCGAGCAGCCCTTGGCGGAACGCAAGAAGTTCAAGGCCATCATTCTTTACAACCCCGAAGACGTCGGCCGCGCCCTGTGGCCAGACGGCCGGCATTTCCAGGGCAACCAGCCGCTGTGCCAGTCAGAGCGTTCCGTCGCCCCCTTCGACACGGCAAGGACCCAGCATAAAATGGCGCCGATGGACAAATTGGCGCTAAAAGGCATGGGTCACACTGGCGCCTGCTCAACGTGTAAGATTGGCACCGACCTTTGCAAAGTCAGAAACGTTGCCTATGTGATTGACCTTGACCACGTCAAGGCCATCAACGACTACAACAAGGCCAACCCCAACGCCGACCCGATGATGCCGACGTTCTCAAAACTCGACGCCAAGGGCCCGCAGTCGACGTGGAATTTTCGAAGCAAATACCGCGAACTCATCAACCAGGCGAAGAAAGCTGGGAAGACTCTCGGCGACTTCATCGTCGAGTTCAGCGCCGAATCTGGCAACCAGGGCTCGCACAAGCTGACGTTCCGCGTTGTCTCTGAAATCGCCGCCGACGACCCGTTGCGCCCGATGATTCGTCTTCTGGCGAGAGAGGCGTTGGAGGCGTCGAAGACAGTTCGAAAGAGTTTCACTGCGCTGCCGACGAAGACCGAGGTTCAGGCGTTGCCTCCTGGCCAGACTGAAACCGCTGACGGCATCATTATCCCCGACGAGATTCCGTTCTAAGACGATGAGTGAGCAGTGCCCTTCGTGCCGCGGTGAGCTGGTTCTCATCGACGTCAACCCCGAGTTTGGACTGCCTGGAATGGGCAAGTCCGGGCTCTATGAATATCGTCACCTGCCCAACGACGGGCGCTGCTCTCTCGCTATTCAACCCGGCGTCACTCATGTTCGATGCTGGGTCTGCACGTCATGGGTGACAGGGAAACGCGACAAACTCGGGGCTCTGATTTGCCTCGAATGCCTCGAAAAAGGCTATGACTATGAGAGCTTCGACTTTCGAAGTGGCCTTGACGGGCCGGAGAGAATTCAATGACCGACAGAGAGCGATTCGTCGCTGACCTGAAGAAGCTTGCAGAGAATTTTTACAACGACTCACTCTCTGCTTATCACCAAATGACTGATTCGTCGGGCGGGGGGCGGATGTTCTATGACGGCCAGTCGTCGGCCTTTGACAGCGCGCAGCAACGAGTCGAAGCGTTAGTCGAGGCATACTCGGAATGAGCGCAAGACAAACCTGTTCACGCGTTGCCTGCCGCGACGGCTCCATCGCCTACACGTTCCGAGGCAGCGAATATGGCATGTGTGCTCATCGCCACATCGCCAACCTGCGAGGAATGGTCGAGGCTGCAGTCGACGCCAAGACAAGGCTCTATTTCAAAGCTGGCAACGAGGGCGAGGTCATCGCCAAGGATTTACTTCACGACCTGGCAGCGAAAGACCCTCGGCTGGGCGTCGAGGAATACGCGTCGGGCTATCAGAACCAGACCAGCGTCACCGTCACCGACAAACGCCTCGACTCCGACGACGGCATCGACCGCGAAGTGCGCCTTGTCTGCTCGCCGGATGGGCGTTTGAGTTCACTGGGCGACATCGCCAGAATCTTTGCCGCGGCCGGCTGGCTCAAAGGCTATGTTCCCGACGCCGGCGACGGCCCTGCCCACATTGGCGTTCGAGGCGAGCGTCGTCAATACGCGCTGGAAGTCAAAGTCTACGGCGACTCCACCGAAGCCAAGTTCATCAAGAAAGGCGCTGCCGCGTTTCCGACGTTGGAATGGCAGACGTCGGGCGTCAGCGCCGGCTACGAGAAACGCCTCGAAGCACCGGTTGGCGTCGTCTGCCTCATCCTGCGCCGTGAGCCAGTCAAAGACGAGGCAGGGAACGTCATTGACTTCACAGTGCCTCGCGACCAGGTGCCCAGCGTTTGGGTCTACGACCGCCCGCGGTATACGGCGAGGGAGTGCCTTGACCGTTGCTGGGGAGTCGTTGACGCTTACGAAGCAGGTAAGTGGGAAGTGTGCGATAACTCTTACTTCTGCCGCTATCCTCACCGCCCCACGCCCGTCCTTGACGTCGTCGCCGAGTCGATGCTTGAGTCGTTGCACAAGGCATGGCAGGCTTTCCAGTTGGCGTCGAGAGACGCTGAGGGGCTCCTTATAGGTCGTCAGAACGGCGACGTCGTCTCTGGGTATACAGTGTGCCGGCAGTTGCTGTCAGTGCCCTTGGTGAGGCCTCTGTGAAGCACAGGACCTATATCCGAGTCGACGCCTACTTTGAAATCGACCTTGACGTTCCATCGCCTCACGTCGTGAATGGGCATTGCCCCTATGATAGGTGGTCGACGACCCAATGGGGCTACCTGACTGAGTCGGCGAATCACGACGACTGGGTCTATGGGCCCGGCGGCGACGCACTCAAGACTTACTTCGACAATGCAGAGACGGTTCGTCGAGAAGTCGAGGAGGCAATACGTCTTCGCCTTTCTCCGGTTGGTTTTGACGGCCTGGGCGAGGGTCGATTCAACAATGTCGGCGTTCAGGTAAATCTTCCCTTGCCCACCAACGCCAAGGTTCGGCCGTCCTTTGGACAAGACGACGAGCACCGACGAATTCGCGAAGCTCATTGGGAGAAGCAACGACTCGATGCCAAGGAAAAAGACGAAGCGCAAGCCGAAGCCTAAGCCGCCGAAACTCGAACCCTGGGTCGTCGAGATGAGCAACGCCACCGTCGGCAAGGGCGCGACGGGCTCAAAGAAACGCTTCTTCTCCGGCTATATCACAGCGTTCATTCTGAGCTTCCTCGGCGTGTTTCATCGCAAGTTCGGCGAGTTCCCGACGACCCAGCAAATTCGGGACGTCTTCGCCTATTCTCAGGACAACAAACCACGCGCACAACTTCGACGACTCGAAGACGAAGGCTATATCCGCCTCGACGCAACGCGTTGCCACGTCGTCGAAATTCTCAAAGCGCCCTACGTCACGCCCCGTCCCGACTTTTTCAATGAGGTGCTCAATGGATACTATCGACGTTTTGGTATTTCGCCCACATCTTCAGAAGGTGACGGTGGGAACGCATGAGGGCGAAGCTGTCATCAAAGGGCTTTGCCCCTACCACGAAGAGTCAACGCCTTCTTTTTGCCTGTTCGCTAACGGCGGCTTCTTCTGCTACGGATGCGGAATCAAGGGTCACGTCAATGAACTCTGCGACCACCTCAAGATTCCCAGGGTCGTAACCGACGAGCCTTCACCGCGGCGTCAAAGCGCCAATCAATGGCTTGAGACAACGTATGACTATCGGCATCCAGACGGGCGACGACACGGCGTTGTCGAGCTTTACAGGTGCGCTGACGGCTCGAAGAAGCCAATGCCTAAGACGTTGATAGCCGGCGAGCTTCAATGGGGCAGGAAGAAGCCTTTCCCGCTGTATCACGCCGATGAGCTGGCGAAGAATAAGCTCGACGTCATCTGGTGGGTTGAGGGCGAGAAGTGCGTTGACTGTCTTCGCGAGCGCGGGCTGCTGGCGACGTCGACTCAAGGCGGCTCAAAGTCTTTCGACCAGTGCGACAAAGACTCACTCGCCGTCATCAATGGCCGCACCGTTGTGATTCTCCCCGACAACGACGACTCAGGCGAAGTCTACGCCGAGCAGGTGCTCAACGAGTGCAAGCGGCGAGGAGCCAGCGCCTCTATCTTGCGCCTTCCCGGCCTCGTCAAAGAAGGCGATGACGTCTATGATTGGTTCAAGCTTGGACACGACGTCGACGAACTCAAGGAACTGGCCGACGGCAAGGTCACGCAATCACGCCAGGCGGCGGCCTTTGTGCGCTATTGCCGGGCCGTCGCAGACGACGTGGAAGCCGGCGGAGAAGTCAATGACGCTCGTCGCAAGCTCCTTGGCTCCGTGGCCTCGGCCGAGACAATGCGGCCGTCGTCGTCTATCACAGCGGCGAACGCGTTCTCTCAGGCAGCGGAGCGGCGTCGCAATGCCCACCTCGACCCGGGTTGGGACTGGGGCGTTGACGCACTCGACGCGCTCGCAAAGAAGATTCGTCGACGCAAACTCATTGCCGTAGCCGGCGACTCAGGCAGCGGGAAGTCGACGCTGGTCCTCCAAGCCGCAGACAACGTCGCAAACACCGGCGCGGCCGTCAAGGTCTATAGCCAGGAAATGGAAGCCGTGGAGAACGTCGAGCGCATCGCCGCCCGGCTCCTTGGGAAACGCGTTGACGAAATCACGGCCGATGAGTTCGACGTCTTCGCCGACGTCTATCAAAGCATTCCGCTGGACATCAATGAAGACCGCATCGACCTCGAGTTCCTTTGCGCTGACTTAAGGCAATGGGCTGCGACGACGGAAAACGCCGGCCTGGCCATCGTCGACTTCGTGCAATTAATGAAGCGCGGTCTTCGCCAGCCAGAGCACGAGATGGTTCACGACGTCGCCTATGCAATGAAAGAGCTGGCGAAAGAACTGAACATCGCAATCATTCTCCTTGGACAATTGACGCTGGCGGCGAGACGCGGCGACCAGCCGTTGACGAAAGCCGACGTGCGCGGTGGCGGGTCGTTGGCTGACGCTGCCGACCAATTCATCCTCATCGAAGGCGGCGAACCAGACAACGAAGGCATATCGTTTGTGACGTTCAAACTCGACAAGTTCAGAGCTGGCGCCAAGGGCGAAGCCAAGGCTTTATTCGACGCGCCACACTTTGAATTTCGAGACAGAAATGTCGGGAGAATTGTTGACATCCGAGACAAATTGAATTATTCTAGCAAAGCCGAAGACGTCGAATACTTCGACCCGGCGCAAGACAACGGTTTCCCAAGTAATTTCTAAGCCTTTGCCTTGCATTTGTTTCAAGGAGAACTCAATGAAAACTCTCATCGTCTTATCCTTCGCTCTGTCCTTGAGCTGGTTGTGGGTGGCCTGCCAATGAGAGCCATCGCGCAACCGAAGCCCCAGCCGAAGAAACCCTTCGCGAAACGCGAGACGAAATGGCAATGGCGTCTCGCCGCCGGTCGCCTCGCACCTGGCATTGCCCAGGGCAAGCAAGGCAAGGTGCTCGAGGTCATGTCGTTGACGGCCTACAAGACCGCTCGTGACATCGCCAACGCCTTGCGCATCGAACCCCACGTCGCCCAGGGCGCATTAATGAAGATGCTAGCCAAGGGCGCTGTCGAGCGTCGCATCATTCCTGGCAGCGTCTATGACGTGGCGCCGACGGAGGCGAAGCAGAAGCCTGAATTCGTCGTCTTGGACGAACGCCCCGACGACTTCGAGCCGTTTGACAAACGCATTCGCGCTGGCTCAATCATCGGTTACGGCTCTTGGGACGGCGGCTTCGTCAAGAAGTTGGTCATCGCGACGATTCGTCACCTAACCTACGGATACGGCTTCCAAGTCGCCGACGACGAAGGCAATGTTCACCAGAGCGGTTTCGCGTTGTGCCACAAGAACTGGAAGTTCGTCGAGCAGACGCCGAACCCCATCGCCTTCAATCAAGGACGATACGCTGAGTGCTTTGAGGCGCCGAAGCCTGAGCCAGCACCTGAGCCGAAGCCCACCTGCCCGTTCAAGGTCGGCGACAAAATCACCGGCTCAATCAACGGCTACGTCTACGAGGTGACGAAGGTTAACAACGACGGGACGATGACTCTTCGGAGCCATCTGGGCATCGACTATTACAATGTCGACCCGACGAACTACAAAGCCGGCGTCCTTTCACCCGCGTGGAAAGAGGCGAAGGACAGCGTTCGAGTCGTTGAGCCAGTCGTTGACAGTCCGGTGAAGCCGGCGCCTGTCTCCAAGCTTAACGGTATCCAGGTCGGAGACACTGTAGAGTTCATCGACCCATTCAACGACGGTATCCATGTCGGCCGACAAGACGTGCGACTCAAGAAGGTCTCGCCGCCTTTCCACGTCGCCCGTCCCGAACTTCTTCCTCTCGACGTTCTCAACGAGGTTTCCAAAGTCTTCGCCGTTGGTGCCGCAAAGTATGAGCGCGATGACTGGGCGTTGCCCGGCAACGGCGGCGGCGACCACCTTGCAGCGGCAGAGCGCCACCTTGCGAAGTTCAAGGACGGAAACGTCGTTGAAACCGGCGAGAACGGCAGCGGACTTCACCACATTGACCATGCCATTGCGCGGCTCATGATGCTGCGTGGAAAGGCGTTGCGCAATGGGTAGGACTATCATTGTAAGAAGTCGTTGGGATTCGTCAAAGATTCTCTACGCCGGCGACGTCGACTCCTTGAGAAGCGCGGACTTGAGCGGCGCGAACTTGAGCGGCGCGAACTTGAGCGACGCGGACTTGAGAAGCGCGGACTTGAGCGGCGCGAACTTGAGAAGCGCGAACTTGAGCGGCGCGGACTTGAGAAGCGCGGACTTGAGCGGCGCGAACTTGAGAAGCGCGGACTTGAGCGGCGCGAACTTGAGAAGCGCGAACTTGAGCGGCGCGGACTTGAGAAGCGCGGACTTGAGCGGCGCGAACTTGAGAAGCGCGGACTTGGACAAGGCGAGGGGCCTTCATCGTATGTCCGCGATGCTTGCCTCGCCTAAAGGCTTCGCATACAAGGCGACGTCAATGTCAGGTCGGAGCCCAACCTATCCGCATGGTCCCATTCAATACACAGTCGGCGAAGAAGTCGAGGTTGACTTCATTGAGATGAGTGACCGGGTTGAGTGCGCCGCTGGAATCAATATCGCCGGCCTCGAATATATCGAGGATAACTACAGCAACGAGAGTTTTTTTCGATTGTTCCTCGTGAGCTTCGACACGTCGGCAGAGAATGTCTGCGTTCCAATTAATGGGCCGGGCAAGTTTCGCGTGAAGAAGTGCTTCGTGGAGCGCGAGCTGGACCTTGAAGCGACACTAAAGGCGGGGCGTCCCGTGGACAAAGTCAATGCCTAACACCGCCGCCCAGGACATCGCATACGTCAAGAACTATCTTCAGACCAACCTTGACGCAATCACCGGCGCCGACCTTGCCATCGACGCGCTTCGCAAGAAGCACGGCAATGACGCGGCCAATGAAGTCGCGGCGTTCTGGGCGGCGATTAAACCCAAAGAAGAACCACGGCGGTGAGAGGGGGAGACGATGACGAAGGTTTACGACTCAGCCAACGTCTCCCGCCTCGAGCCTTCGAGGGAGCAGCTCTGCCAGGCGAAGGAGTTCCGCGAACGTCAACGCCGCAACGGCTACCTCATCATTTATTCGATGGAGAAGAACGTCGCCGAGCTGGTGTCGATGGCGCCAGCCGTTCTGAAGCGCGAAGGCATTCAACAGAAACGCATGACCTCAGAGGACAAGGCTTCCTTTTTGAAACTGCGCGATGTGATGACGATGCAAATGGAACGGGTCTGGCTTCGAACGGGCCTGGCTAAGGCGATGGCTGACCCAAAGCACAAGCGATTGCAAGGGAATTGCGTGGAGACGTTCGACGAGTGTCTTCGCCTCTTCCCTGGCAGTCGATTCGTCGAGAGGAGACAAGGAAGATTCCTGGACCTTACCGCGACGGGGTCTTTGCCCGTCAACGAATCCTGAGCCTCCCCAGCGGCCGTCTCCAGGTGAGATGCGTTGCCCGGCTCATCGACAAAAGCGTTTGCACAACGCACTACCACCTCAGAAAACTCATTGAATCTGGCGAGCTGGTTCGCCGCGGAAGGGAGTACTGGAAGCCGTGAATCACTACCTCACCTGCTTCGCCGTCTCGTTCGTCGCCTCTCTCCTCGCCGACGTCATCGTCGTCTGCTGCCTTGGCGCACTCGACGACTATCTGTCGCACCTCAAGGAGGAAGTCGGCGAGTGAAGACGGTGCGCTGCCATTACTGCCGCGTCGTCTTGGCGCCGGCGAAGACAAAGCCCGCGAAGTTCTGTTCCCAGAAGTGTCGCAACGACCACCAGCGGAAGCCCCTCGACGGAATCCGTGCCTATAACCGCGTGATGCAAAGCGAGAGGCGTCGACGCCTCAAAGAAACGGAGTTGACAAGTCGATGAGTGACTACATTGAACACGCCTGTTTTTACTGCGGCTCGTTGATTTGCAGAGAATACTGCCAAGAGGTGATGCCCGAACCACCCATTGACCCACCCGAAGATACAACCGAAGCACCTTACGACGTCTATCTCACCGTCTTGGTGCGGGTTCACGCGCCGAACGAAGCTGGCGCAAGAGACGAGGCGATTCTTTGTATGCGCGAGGGCGAGGTCGTTGACTCTTGCGTCGAACCTTGCGACGAGGGTTGCGAGGAACCTTGCAACGACTTGCGCGATGAGTGACCGACTCTTTCCTCGAGACGTCCTTGAACGCGCAAAGCTGCCGACTTGTCGAATGCTACATGGTCCAGCTCGGCGTCTCTGCTTCATCGACGTTGCCGGCGACAAGCCAATGACCGTCATTGTCGACCGCTATCCAGACGGCATCATCTTTGTCTTCGATGTTCGCGAATCGACGACGGCCGAGCTTGTAAAGGCAGCGCCCCTTCGCCACGTTCAGCGACTATTTCAACGCCCAATTGAGGACCACCCAATTTATGCCAATCAATAGCAGAGCCAAAGGACAACGCACTGAACGAGAAGTCGCGAAGGTGTTGACGGACGCAGGGTTTGAGTCGACGCGTGGCGCGACGCAGAGCGCCGGGGCAATCACTGCCGACGTCGTTGGCTTGCCAGGTCACTGGGTGGAGTCCAAGGCGCGCAACAGTCACTCGTGTTTGCGTTTCCTGGACCAGGCGAAGAGGGACGCTGAAAAGGCAGCGCAGGGCGACGTGCCCATTGTGGTGCTCAAGGAAAACCGCGGCACCTGGTCGGCGCTGTTAGACTTTGGGGTCTACCTTGCGCTTCTTCGCGCCGTCGTTGCGAAAGGCATCGACATTCACAGCCTCAATCTTCGCAATTTCGTCGAGCAGCCCTCGAGAGCGGTTAAGGTTAAAGCCGCGCTGGACGTCGCCGGTGCGAAGCTGGCGACGAAAAAGGTGAAGAAGGCTCGCTAATTCGTCAAGGCGCATCTCAATGAGTGCGTCTCTGCGCGCCAGCGCCTCGGAGTCCTTGACTTCCCCGCCGCAGACCATGCAATGGCCGTCGTCGTTCGCCAGGTAATTCATCGCGTGGCCGCCGTGGCAGCTCAGACAGTTCGGGTCGCAGGTCTTCATGGAATCAATGCCTCCGTCAAAGTGAAACGCTTCTCCCTCTTGCAGACCGCGGCGCCGGTGCCTTGCCAGCTCAATGAGAAGTCGCCGGCCGTGAGCGATGACGTGTCGATGTCTGCGTGATAGCATCCAACGCCGTCTTGGGCAACGGTTGCAGACGTTGGCGAGCCGTCGCCGTCTCTTTGAAACTTGCAAGTGACAACGCTGGGAGAGATGAAGTCGCCAAGGCTTTTGACTTGGAAATAACTTCGAAGCACGTTGCCTTTGACGAATGAATAATTCGGGTCTGCCATTGATTCAGTTTAGCCCGTTCCGAGGATTTGCATTGACACAAGCGTTTCGTACAACAAGCCTTCTTGACTGAACGGCGAGCCTGGCACCGAGTCGCCGATTTGCAGCGACGACGTGCCAGCGAACGTGCATCGCGCCTGCGCCGTCGAACCAACGCTCACAAGGAACGTGCCGGTTCCGGCCAGGGTGGTCACTGGTGCCTTGCGAGAAACAATCGTCGTAAGGTCGCCGGTTCCGGCAGCGGTGATGACGCCGGATGAGACGTCGCCTGCTGCAATGCCTGCAACGGCTTCCAGCGTAAGGCGCATTGACGTTTGCGTGTAGGTGTGGCCACTGAATGAAGACGTCGAGTCGTCAGCGCCGCTAAAGTCAACACCGTTTAAGGCCAGCCCACCGCCAAAATAGTCAGCCCAAGCCTGTTCGCCACTGGATAGCTCGCCGTAACACAACGCATTTCCAGAGTTGTCAGCAATGGACCAGTAGCGAGAGTTCCCTGAGTAGCCAGGAGAAGACGACGCCAGGCCGCTGAAGTAGTTGCCAGTCTGATACTCAAAGACCTTAGTCGCTGAGTAGACGCTGCCGTTCTGAATATTCGCGCCGCCTGTTGCGCCGGCACTGGCTGAGTGAGTGCGTTCTGTAAACGAAGAAGGCATTGACCACGACGACACGCCAAGGAGATGGCCGACGGCGTATTGCACTGCAGCGTCGGTGAGCCCGCCCTTGTTTGAGGCGTCGGTGGCCGCGGCGTGAAGGCGGAGAGCGTTCGCCGGAATCAACACCGAACCCGACGACGCCATAGTAAATGGAGACGCGAGCTGGCCCTCGAACCAGACATTGCCCGTGCCGGCGCCATGCCAAAGCGCCACCCAGTTCACGGTACCGAGAACGCTGGGAACACTGACGGGCGACGGGTTGGTCCACCATTTGTTCGTCGCGTCCCAGCTCCAGGAAACGGCGACGCGGGAGCCGCTGATTTGCGACGAACCGCTATTGCCGGGCTGAGCCGAATGCAGCGTCAGCCATGAACCGGCAGCGAGAGACGTTGACGAGTCGCCGAGGAGATGGCGGGAGAAGAGGTCGCGGCCTTCAGCGGTGAGAGCCGTCGCCATTAGTCAAAAGTCCAGCGAAGGTCCCCCGACGAAACAATCAATGACTGGCCCGCGGAGAGGGTCTGGGGGCTGGTGAAGACTCCCGTCATAAGCGTGTTGCCACCCGATGACGCGTCCTTGACGCTGGCGTGGGTAAAAGTCCCTGACGGCATATTGCTGAAAGTGACGTTCGCTGACGAGTCGAGGCGACCGGCGCCGCTGTTCCAGGTGAACGCAACCGATTGTCGGGCATAGGAACCACCCGACGCCTCAGACGCCGAACCGGTGTCGCCCGGGTCAGCGGTGTGCAGAGCCAGATACAGCGTGCCAGGCGCTGCAAAGGCAGCGATGCTGGCGACGTGCTTCAAAAGCTTTTCCTCGAGGTAGTCAGTCATTGACATTGCGTTGAATCACCTTTCGTTCAAACACTGAGACAAGATAGAGAAAGTGCGAGAAGACTCGAACGACGACGTGTCGGTAAAGCCATTTCGCCGGGCAACCCATTAGTAGGTCAGCGCCTGCTCGAAGATTGCCTCAACGCTTTTCACCCACGGGAACAGCGCGGCGCTCTCCGCTGATTTGAACGCTGCGAGAAGCTTTGCCGCTGCCGACGGATGGCCGCCGGCTTCCTTGTAATTCGCGATGTCGTTTCCGTGGTAGAAGACGAAGTCGACGCCCTGAATCGTTGCCTCACTCGCCGAATAAGCCCCGCTTTTGACGAGTGCGTCCTGGACTGAGGCCTTGATTGTGTCGACGAGAAGCGTCGCGTTTTGTCGAGCGCCGACGAATACTTCTTTGTATTTTTCAACGTCGGTTACAGAATCCGGCTCCCAGGATGCCACCGCCGCTGGGTCTGGAGGGCTGTCACCAATGTATTGCGAGCCCTGCCCAGAGCCATCGTCGTAAGCCTGTCCGGGCAGGTTGTTGGCAGTGAGATATGGCCCTAGCTTTTTATCGTAGTAGATGACATCCATTTCTTTAGACACCTCTCTCTCGGACGCGAATGGTGCAGCGATAGGCGGCTGAATCTTTCCCGAGCAGGTCCACGTTGGAGCCGCCGGGGTAAAACTGGACCTTAAAGTCCTTAGTAGAGGCCACTTGCACCGTGGCATTAATGACGAAAATTGGGTTTTCCCAGTTTGGCCCGGTGTCGTTGTAAAGGCTGTGCGGCTGCTTCGCCACCGTGGCCCCGTCCACCACAAGGGCAAGATATGCACCATTGGTGTAGCCGCTCGTGTTAGAGGACTGGGGCACAACCACAATATCAATATCGTAGTATTGAGTGAGATTAGACGTGAAGGGGGCGGCTCCAGTTGTGTGGCTCAGGTTGGCCGTTTCCGAGATAATCTCATCCCAAAGAACATCCGTTAGGGTGCTGGCAGTGATAGTCTGCGAGGAGTTGATTCCGCAATAGGTGCCGGCGAAGTTGTTAGTCGTTGCACCAGTCGAAGCTTGAACGTCTTGAACGAACGAAGCGCCGGTGTAGCAGAACTGATAAGTCGTCGAGGCCACCAGGTCGCCCGCAGACATGGCCGAGGCGTTTCGAAGCAGAGGGACAGGGCCGAACCCGTTGACGTTCAACGTCGAGGCGCCGGTGTTGTCGTGGAGAAACACGACAGTGACGATGTCTCCAGGGCGCAGTTCGCTGCGTTCAGAGACACTCAGCGCGTAAGTGTCGGTTCCTGTTGCAATGCCGTAGAAGTTCATTAGTCTTGCACCGTCACGAAGACCTTGTGGTCGCCGTCCTTCACTCGTTTGAACGTCGGGTAAATCTTGGAACGCATATCGCCGTTCTGGGCTCTGACGCAGCCGTGCGTCGCATACCAGCCTTGCTTCTCGGCAAAAGGTCGAGGAGAGGCGCTGCCTCCGCCATGAATCGAGATGCCGTCGCGCCCATTGTCGCGCTCCTGGCCCTCAAGGTCGACGAGGTCAATGCACCAGTCACCGTAGGCTGCTTCGCCGCGAGTGTCGTAAATGACGCCGACCTCATACATGCCGCGAGGAGTGTCGCCGTTTTTTCGACGCCAGTCAGGGTTTTGCCCATAGGTGTGGGCCTCGCAGCTCCAGAGCTTTTCGCCCTTAAAGTTGTAGGCCTGCATTGACTCACTCGACGCGTCAATGACGACGTGAATGTCTCCTGGCTTGGCACGGTCGCGGAATTTCATGGACCAATCATAGGCCCGCCATTGACTTTTGCGTTAACGGGTGGCGTTAATTTTGTCGACGAAGAACTGGCGCACGTTTCGGAGAGTGTCTTCGGGCGATTCGTCATACCAGCGCGGCACTGGTCTTCCAGCGCGAATCTGTTGAGTGTACTTCGCCTCTTCTTCGCGCAGGCGTCGCTCACTCGCTGGGTTCGTCGTGTTGGAACGCTGGAGCTGGTAGTAGTGCTTCATCTCTTTGATAGCCGTCGTCTGCGCTGACTTCCTGCGTTTCTCAATCTGGCGAAGGTCAGTCGACGTGATTTTCAACGCCAACGCGTCAGCAATGGAACGCACCAAATACTGCTCGCGGCCCATATAGTCGCTGACCTGGAGGCGTTCCTGGCCGTCGGGGAACTTCTTGTCCCACCAGTAGTCGAAGCTGTTGTAAATGCCGCTGGCGAGCTTTGACGCGGTGTGGCCTGAGTCGCTGGCGACGCCTTGCATAAAGGCTCGCATAGCCTCCTTGGCGTCGACGCGGCCGTCTTTGCCTCCGTCAAAGCGAATGGCGTCGAGTGCGCCGCCGGCCAGGTTCGGAGCCCAAGGCGGAAGGTAAGAGCGCCAAAGATGCGCAACGCTTTTCCTTGCCTTTGACGCTGACGTGTCCAACGGGTTGTAAATCTCGGGCCGTGCGCCGATTTCTTCGCGGAACAAGTCTTTGTTGAAGTAAACCTCAGCCAGCGGCTTCCACAGCGGAGACATCTGGACAAGCTCGCTGCTGATTCCACGAGATTTCATTGAACCAGTCTTCGGGTCAAACCCTCCTGCTGCAAGGCCGCCCCAAGGCAGAGCCCACGACAGGTCGACGTATCCGACCTTGCCTTTGTCATCGAGCAATTCCATGATATTCGACGGGACCCTGGCGTGCATCGGAAGGTAAGGCCGCATATAGTCTGGGCGCTGCTCGACCTCGTCGGCGGGCTCCATGCCTTCCGACGTTTGCATCATTTTGTGGAGGCCATAGGCGCCGAGCGTCAACCCCACCGTCCTCGCCATTCTCCACGGGTCTGTCAATGGCATCCAGGTTCCAGGCTTCATACCGGTGAAGTTGCGCAATGACTGCTCAAGGATAAATCTTGACGCACCCCAGAAGGGCACGTTGAGGCCGACAGAGATAAGGTTCGCCGCCTTGATTCCGATGGCGCCAAGGCTTCCTTCGGCGCCCAGGTTTGCAAAGGTGCTCGACGGCGGAATCCCTGCAATCATTTGGTCTAGGCGAGAACGCTTCACACCGCCGTAGACCTCGCCTTTCACTGCCTCCGCCGCCTCTTTCACTGGCCAGCCGCGGTCCACATAGGTCTTGAGCAGCGCCATTCGCGACACTTCGTCGACGAGTTGCCATGCCGCTGCAGCGCCTTTCCCAGAGAAGAGTCGTCGCTCATTGCCGACGCGAATGCCTTCGCTCATCTTGGCGATGGATTCGCCGAAGTTCCCAAGACGGGCAATGGCGCTCTCGGCGGCGTTGAAGTCAAGGTGTTTCCACGCCGAGTCGTCGATTTTCTCTGCGATGTCGTGGAGCGATTTGTTGCCCAGCAAGCCATTTTCTCTGGCCAGCCTGAACAGGTTTCCACGCGTTCTGTATTCAGAAATCGCTGACGGCATATTACCCCAGGCTTGGAGCCCACCGGCGAGATAAATGCTGACCATGTTTTGAACGCCCTGACGAATATGCGACGCCGGGTTGGCGACGGTATGCCAGAATTTCCAGCGCTGCAGAATCGACTTGTTGAAGCGCATGAAGGCGTCAGCGCCTCCGGCAGTGCCCGGCAACGCGTGAACCTGGTAGGCCAGGTCCCAGAAGTCTCTGTGGACAAAGCGCCCAGCCATTGCGCCGAAGTTCCTCGTGTTGGCGCCGACGTTGTCGCCCAGCTCAACGACTTCGCCATTCTTCCAGCCATTGCGCTGCATGAACGACACAATGTCCTCGCCCGCCCTTGAGACGAACTTGTCTTGTCCCGCCATCCAACGTCGCAGGGCGAGCTGGTGGCGAAGACGGTTGACCTGGAATAAGCCCGTCGCATACGAATAGGCCGGGTCTTCGATTTCTTGGAGAAGCTCCTTGATAGCCATTGGCATATTCGGATTGCGTTTCTTAATGCGGTCAAGCTCATTGCCAAAGCCTTTGGACTTCGCGCCGCCCGCCATCCAGTTCGAGTAAAGGAACGCCTCGACTTCGGCCGGCACGTTGACTCCTTTGCCCTTCAACGCCTGAATATAGAGCTGCATTGCGTCGTCACCCTTTGACAAGACGCCGTGTTCAAAGAGGCGATAAAGCAAGGGTTGATACGTTCCACGGTTGGAGAGATACGGCGCCCAGGCAAGGAGCATATCTCTGGGGTCTTCGCCGTCGAGCCAATGACCCGCGGCGCTCAATTCAGCGAACCCGTCATCGACCTTCTGGCGAGCTTCATTGAGGAACTGGAGCTTCGCTGGGCTCACCGACCCTTCAAAGGCCTGCCTCGCCTTAGGCTTCGACGCCGTCTGCGCCAGGCCGGCGACGAGTGCGCGGTCTTCGTCATTGAGTTTCGTGAACCAGGCAAGGGGAAGGTTGTGCGTTTCAGCCATGAGCGCATCGCTGGTCTGGTCCATCATTCCACGCACAAGCTTTGCCGTTTCAATGACGTCTTGAGGAAGGCCCATCGCCTGCAACGCCTTCTCGTCGACTCTCGCGCCGTTGACGACACGGCCGCCCATGAAATCTCTCACCGCGGCTTTCTCTGACGGCTGCAGCGCATACACGCCGCCGTGCTTTGAGCCAATGATGCCGGCGACGTCGCCATTGACAACCTTGTGGTAAGCGTCGGCGAGCGTTCTCGAATAGGCGTCGCTGGCTTCAGCACCGTCACGAATGGCGGTCGTTGTCTTGGCGTCGACCTTTCCGAGGCTGGTCGACGAAAGCCAACGACTCAGGCTGGCGCGAAATTCGACGGTGTTGTCGCTGAACTTCTTCGCCAAGCCCTTGACGGAGTCGGCGATAAATCGAAGCTGGTCTTCAGAGGGAATGATACCGGCGTTCAACTGAATGGTGCCCTTGAACGCACGAGGCGCCGCCTTCTCCTCGACCCCTTTGCTTAGCGCAATGACCTCCTGTTGAAGCGCAGCGAGCTTGCGTCGACGTTGCGTCGGGGGCAGGTCAGA